ACAAGGATCTGTAGGTAATAAAGGTGCTCAGGGTGCTGTGGGTAATAAAGGTGCTCAGGGCGAAGATGGTCCTCAAGGTGATCAGGGACCTCAAGGATCTGTAGGTAATAAAGGTGTACAAGGATCTGTAGGTAATAAAGGTTCTCAGGGTGCAATTGGAGATCAGGGTCCGCAGGGTGATACCGGAGATAAAGGACCACAGGGAGTTTCTGGTTCAGTAGGTGCACAGGGTCCAGTCGGCGGATTTGGTAATGCAGTATTGTTTGATACCAGCTCAAATCTACCTAGTAACATTAACTCAACTGCATCAGCTATGATTAGACAGTTCCGTACAGTGAACACTATATATGCTGGGGATGTTTATTGGCATATTGGAACTGGTCGTGTTTACAGGGCAACAGTTGACAGAATAAATACTACGACGAATTCCACTTTCACTGAGTTGACAAATAACCAAGGATTTGTGGATATGAGTGGACTACTAAATACAGGGACAGCACCCAATGAACGTATTGAGTTCACAAGTACCAGTATTGATATCTTTGACAATAGCAATCAACTAAGAGTCAAGATTGGTAAAATATCGTAATTGAATACACCCCCGAAAGGGGGTTCCACATACAGGTATATTATGTTTACAGTAATTGATAATTTTTATGCAGATCCCGACTCAGTTCGGGATTATGCTTTAAGTCTAGAATTTAATGTGTCGGGTAACTATCCCGGCCTAAGAACATCCCCATGTACCAATGCTGGTGGATATGTTGACTCTATGAAAACCTCTTTAGAGAAGATCATAGGAAAAACAATAACATACTTTCCACTAGACAACTACAACACTTCCTTCCAATACACTACCGAAAACTGCAATACATGGATTCATCACGATAAAATGTCCTATGCGGGAGTAGTGTATCTAACGCCCGGCGCACCCCTAGATTCCGGAACTGCAATCTATAAACATAGACAGACTGGAATTATGAAACATGAAGATTCATGTCCAGTAGATTTTAATGAATTCCAGTTGATTGAAGGTGACTGGGACATTGTTGCAGAATCTAAAAATATTTACAACCGACTGGTGTTATATGATGCGATGTACTATCATCGTAGTGTAGTGCCCGGTTTTGGTTCAAACCAATACAGCGGTAGATTATTTCAGACATTCTTCTTTGAGGCAGAATAATGAAATTAATGACAACGTTGTTGACTTCCAACGACATTCCTAAGTTAGCACGATTAGTTAAATCTGTCCAACAAGTCATTAAAATTGAACCAATCGAATGGGAAGTTGTAATTGTCGTGAACAGTATTCATGATGGATACTACGAAGATATATGCGCACTTAATCTACCCTTCCGTGTAGTCAATACGGAAAGTAATGGCAAACCAGGCCGTGGTAAGAATGCATGTCTAGATGTGTTTCTAGAAAGTGAATGTGATTTTGTATCTCAGGTCGATGGAGACGATTTTTTATATCCCTCTTACCTACAGTCATTGTGGAATCATTTGAGACATTACCCTTGCATTGACGTGTTAGGTGTGGTACCATGTGATTCTATTTGCAGTTGGGAATTGACTGCGGGACATTACTGGCAAGTTAATGAAAAGTACTTTGCAAGTGTATGGGGTACATCAATGTGCGCTCCTCACGAAAACTTAGGACCACAAGAAAGTCATTTGTTTATTGATGAACGTCCAGTGTCGGTCGACTTCATTATGTTACAGAGTCGTAAGTCTGCACGAATAAGGATGAACGAAGATATTGGCAACGGAGAAGATCACGCATACACCTACAAGTTATTAGCAGAACACCAGAAGGGTAATTTATGCTACTTCTTGTCAATGTCAAGTGACTTATATTGTATCGATAGGACGACTGAAGGTAGTGCTCAGAAGGTTCATAGTTACGAAGAATATCTACAACCGTTGAAGGACGAAGCACTCAAACACGTCTCCCAGTGGAGAAGTAGTGCCTATGAACTTCCGGTAATATATAAAGACTTATTGATGACTCATCATCAAAAACAATCATGGTTAAACAATTTTTTAAACGACTCATAAAAACGTTATAAATATAAGAATAATATTTCTAACATGCGTAGGATAAGAACATGGCAGCAATTGTAAGACAGACATTAAGTAGGAGCTTAGCGAAGGATCTGCTGATAGATATGCAATCTTCTGACAGCTACTATATTGGTATCGGTAAATCAGACGAATTTCCAGTTTCAGAGAATTCGGAAACAACTATAGACCCTGTAGACTGTCCACGTGATGAAAGAGAGTTCCGACATAACCTACAATCGATCAAGAAGATCGAGGGTTCAACATTCGTTGCCAAGAGAGTAAATTGGTCATCGGGATCGATATACACTGGATGGGATGACGCAACTCCTTCGGATATCGTAGAGCCATGGACGCCATTTTACGTATTGAACGATGCTAAAGAAGTATACGTTTGTATTGATTACGGTAAGAATATAGACGGTAGTCCAAAGCAATCTATGGTCGAGCCTAATCACGGTTACCATAAAGAGCTTCTGGATTCAATAGATCCTACCAACACATGGGACTATACCAAAGTTTTTGAAACTGGAGATGGATATACATGGAAGTTCTTATATTCCATAACTCCAGAGCGCATCTATCAATTCTTATCATCCAATCACTTTCCGATACAAGAAACGGAACCAGATTACCACGGTGGAGATTCAATCGAAGATCTACAACGTGATGTTCATCTTGCTGCTGTAGGTGGTCAAGTCACTCGTGCAAAAGTAATCACACAAGGTCTTGGTTACATAACTGAACCTACAGTCACAGTAGTCGGTGATGGATCAGGCGCAACTGCTACTGCCGTTATTGACGTTGATGGTAAGGTTACTGAAATTAAAATGACTGACTACGGTTCTGGATATACTTACGCTTCGCTTACAATAACCGACGGTGATACCGAAAACTGTACAGCAGTACCAGTAGTAACTACCTCAGAAGGTTTGGGTAAGAACCCTATAGATGATTTGAAAACAAGTTCTATTCTAGCCGGTATCAAACCAGACGGTAATGTCAACGGAACATTTATCACACAAAACACTTTCCGTGAAATGGGTCTTATCAAATCACCTTTACTACCAGACGGATCTGCTCCGTTCACCGGAACTTCGGTAAAGGCATTACCTACATTAACATTAGAAGATACCTCACCATTTGTGTCGGGAAAACTTATAACAGGCGGAACTAGTACCGCCAAGGCATATGTTGATCAGTCCGACGGTAACGTTGTTCATTACCATCAAAATGAATCAACGGGGTTTGTTGAGTTTGAAGAAAATGAGGCCGTAGTTCAAGAAGGTCAGGTTGCGGGCGTTATCGCAACGGGTGGATTGTCTCCAGTAAATGGTATAGATCGCTTCTCTGGTGAAGTCCTATATATTGAGACAAGAACAAGAATCAGACGCGACGAAGAACAACAAGAAGATATTAAGATCGTAATAACCGTTTAGGATAAATCATGGCAGATTTTACAGATAAGACGTTCAGAGAAACTTACCGCGATTTTTACGATCCGAAAGATGGTTATTATCGTGTACTCTATAATTCAGGTAGGGCTCTTCAAGCACGTGAGTTAAATGAATCACAAACAATAATACACGAAGAGATTGCACGTTTCGGTCGTAACATATTTACAGAAGGTGCACTAGTCAGCCCAGGTGGTTCGACAGTTGATAACAGGATAGAATATATTCGTCTTGATGCTAATAGTGTTATAGATCCTAGTTTAGTTGGTGAGACTCTAACTAACGGCACTATACAGTTTATTGTTCTTGAGGTGTATAGTGCAGTACCAGATCAAGATCCAGCAACTCTTTATGTTAGATATACAGACACGTCAAATGTAACCGACACGGAGAAAGCACCTCGTGTTGAATCAGGAGACATCTTAACTCGCCCAGATAATTCTACTCTTACTGTAATCGACGACAGTGAAGATGAAATTCCGGCAGCAGGTCGTGGCACTAAAGCGTACTTTGCGCCGGGCGAGTTCTTTGTACAGGGACACTTTGTTTACATGGAAGGTGGAGAATCTTTCCTATCAAAGTATAGCACAGAACCAACGGCAGATATCGGTTTTGTGATTGAAGAATCAATCGTAGATGAGAGCGAAGATCCTAATCTATATGATAACCAAGGCGAAGTTCCAGATATCACTGCGCCAGGCGCTCATCGATATCAGATCAAACTAACACCTACTACTCGTGATCAAGTAGATATAAGTCAAAACTTTATATTTGTCGCACGTGTTGTTAACGGTGTTATCACACGCGAGGTAAGTACATTCGATGCATACAGTCGAGTTAATGATCTGCTTGCACGAAGAACAAAAGAAGAGTCTGGTGACTATGTTGTAGATAAGTTTACTGCGATATTCGAACCTCTGGATAACACTAATTTAAATCTAGATGTTTCTGAAGGTATAGCATATGTAGATGGTTATCGATTAGAATTTGGTCAAACGGATATTACCGTACCAAAAGCAAGACAAACTCTTCAGACATTTAACGAACCAGTATCAGTTGCATATGGTAACTATGTTTATATCGACCCAACCTCATCTGAAGGTTTCGGTAGATTAGATGTATTTGGATATTTGGCTATCTACAACGCAGCATCAGGCGGATCTGTAATAGGTTACTGTAATGTCCGTGGTATACAATCTGACTCATTTGGTTATCGATTATACATATTTGATATTCGTATGTCTTCAATACAAGGTGGTACAGGATATCATAGTTTTGCTGATGCAGTATCATTACAGGATAATATTCCAGGCGCTGGTAGCCCAAGAATTCAATTAGTAGATAGCACAATACATGAGTCATCTAACAATAGTCTGCTGTTCCCGCTACCTAGAACCAGTCCAAAAGATGATTCGATTACTGCAAACTATACTGTACAGAGATATACTAGAATACAGTCTGATAGTCAAGGTGTTATTAGTTTGTCTGGCGTTGAAACTAATCGTTGGATAATCGCAGAGTCCGAAACCTCTATTCTAACTGGTCCAGAATCAGTACCAAGTATGGCGGGTGTATATTCGGGTCTGACCCCAAACACTAATCATGATATTGCATATTACGTTGAGGTCTCTAACGCAACACCTCGCACAAAAACAATAACGGTTGCAGAAAAAACACAGACTCTTCCATCGATAGACTGGGAGAAACGTCCTGTATTCACAGATACCGTAGATGGTATCTCTCTTCAATCGGTTTTATTCAGAGATAGTTCTGGTACAGATTGGTCTGCTGCTGAAGACATCACTCACCAGTTTTATCTAAATGGCGGTCAACGTGATAACTTCTATGACGAAGCTGTCGTGTACTTGAAGCCAGGATATCTTTTACCTACAGGTGGCCAATCTGAGATAAAGGTCACATACACACACTATACGCATACTGGACCAAGTGGAAGCACGTTCTTCTCTGCTTCATCTTATGCAGATGATAGTTATGAAAATATCCCTAACCATACCAGTGCGACAGGTCAGTCCATCTCTTTAAGAGATGTATTAGACTTCCGACCTTCCCGAACATTTGGTTACACCGGAGAATTCAACGTAGTCGCAGAGTTACCTCAGAATGCATCTGCCATCACTATCAATGATATAGAATACTACTTACCTCGTATTGACGTTCTAGTTGCGAACGCAGTAAACAGCAGCATTGGGTTTGGTGAACTACAGGTTATACAGGGGGTTCCTAGTATAACTCCAAAGGAACCAGAGATTCCAGTAGGTTCACTGTCGCTATATACGTTTACTTTGAGCCCTTACACATTCAGTGCATCTGACGTTTTGACAGCTTATATTCCAAACAAGCGATATACTATGAAAGATATCGCAAAATTAGAACGACGTTTGGATGAGTTGTATGAAAGGACTGCATTGAGTTTCTTGGAAACTAACACTCAGTCCCTAGTCATTACTGATAACCAAGGGCAGTCAAGAGTTAAGTCAGGATTCTTCGCTGATAATTTTAGCACATTCGACTACTCTGACATTAATAACGAGAACTATAGAGCGTCCGTTGATAGAAGTGGATTGTTACAGGCATCTTTTCGTGAAAATTCAGTACGACTATCATATAGCGCAGATAACGTTGATACCGTAATAAGCAAGAAGGGTGATTTGATTACCCTACCATATGTTGAAGTCGAATTCACCGAACAGGAACTTGCTACTAGTTTTATTAATGTTAATCCTCATACTGTAGTATCGTATATCGGTAATTTAGAATTGTCTCCATCATCGGATGAGTGGAGAGAATCTAGAGATTTGCCTCCGGTAATACAAAGCATTTATCACACTCAAGAAGATTTGTGGTACGGCGGTAGTTATAATTGGATCGACGGTAGTGTAACGTCATTCAATAGTAACTTACATATGCCTTTGGCTGAATATCAATACAAATATGAAAATATGGTTCACGCACAAGACTTGCTTGGTGAAACTATTGGTGGACAGCAAATCATTCCGTATATGCGTTCTCGTAGAATCAACTTCGTCGCCAAGGGCCTTCGTCCTAACACTAAGATGTTTGCATACTTTGACGGTGTAGACGTAAGTGATTGGGTTCGACAGGAATCAACCACACAAAGATTTGCGGATAATCCACAAGAATTTGGTAGTGAGTATGCAAACGAATCAGAATATCCAGCAGACTTAGGTGGACCAACCCCTTTACAGACAGATAATAAGGGTGAGCTAATCGGATCATTCTTCTTACCTAATACAGAATCTTTGAAGTTTAGAACAGGAACTCAAAAGTTTGAGTTGTTAGACGTAAGTCTGTATGACGCTGAGTCTACTATATCTACATCTGCGTTCTACTCATCTCAAGGTGCTTTAGATACCTCACAGGGTAATATCGATACTACAAGAAGGGTCTACAGAAGTGAAGGACGTAATGATCCTTTAGCGCAGACATTCTTCGTCGACCAGATTGAAAACCCTAACGGTATATTCCTAACTCAGCTAGACGTATTCATGGAGTCTAAGGATAGCAATGCCCCTCTACAGGTTGAGGTGCGCACAGTAGAAAATGGAGTTCCTACCAATCAGGTCGTTCCAGGCTCGGTTGTGTTTGTCAATTCCGATGATGTCACAGTTACTTCATATGATTCTATTTCAGGCGAAAGTCAAGGAATGAATACACTAGTGACTACTGGCGCAACTGCTGTTGAGTTTGACGAACCGATTTACTTGACAGGTGGTAAAGAATATGCGATAATATTATTCAGTGAATCCGTAGAGTATAACGTATATATTTCTGAATCAGAAGAGTTTGTCATAGGTAGTAATCAAGATAAGGCTCCAAGAATTTCTACTCTAGGTTCATTATTCTTATCTCAAAACTCTAGCACATGGACACCAGATCAAAGTAAAGACTTGATGTTCAAGTTACATCGAGCTAATTTTGAAACATCAGGTAATTTAGTATTAGATAATGCGCCTTTACCTAAAGTCACATTAGAATTTAATCCTATTGAAACTGTTGCCGGTCTGACTCATACAGATGATATTGCTAACAACGGAATAGTAAAGATTTATCATCAAGGTCACGGATTCAGTGACGAAGATATAGTTTCTATCTCAGGCGTTGTCAATGATATTGGTGGAGTTCCCGCTTCAGAAATGAACGGTCTACTTGAAGTATATGAACCAACATGGGACGGTTATTATGTTAAGGTTCCTACTGTAGCAAGCGCTAGTTCATCTGGTGGTGGTAATGCGGTTATCGCTTCACAGCAAGTCTACTATGATACGTTCGTGCCACAGATCCAAGCAGTAGTACCTAACACTACTAAAATAAATGCAGGGTTGATTGCGCCTGTCGCAAAATCCTATGGTTCTTCTTCAGACAGTCGTACAACAGATCAGTTTGTATACACGTTACAGAACGAAGTTCCGGTCTTTGTAAATGAATATAATTTGAACTCTCTACCAAAGATTGTTGCTTCTTCTGAAAACGTATCCACTGAAACGTTAAAATTGAACCTATCATTGGTCACAGCAGATCCAAAAGTTTCTCCTGTAATTGACCTTCAACGTGTTGCGGTTATGACACTAGAAAACGTAATTGATCACGATGTATATGATCCTAATACAGATACACCGGATTATACCACGTTTGCATATGCTGCGCAACACATCACAACACCAGTTGTTGTTGATGAGTCCTCACTTGGTCTGAAGGTAATATTTTCAGGTAACCGACCATCTGGTTCTGACTTTGAAGTCTATGTTAAGACAGCACCAGACGAAGACACCTTGGTAGCATCTACTGCTGTAGAAGGAGAATCCATACACGAATGGGTAAAGGTCGATATAGACAGAGCAATTCCTACAAGCGACAACCCATCTAATTTCCCAGAGTATGAGTATACTCATGAGTCAGAACAGTTTACCGCATTCCAGATTAAGATCGTAATGCATTCAGAGAACTCTTCTAAGTCTCCTTTAATTAAAGACTTACGTGCGATTGCACTAGTGACTGGTAACTAGATCTATGAATAACCATATAAAGGTAGAAGGCCATGTTAATCTAGTGCGCGATAGGAGCACTGGAGTTATACTAAATACCAACAAGGCTGAGATAGAGAATGCACGGAAGATAAGCAAAACAAATCAAGAAAAGCAAAACCATGTCGAACACTTATCTAAAGAAGTTAATAGTTTAAAAAAAGACATGACACAAATAAAGGAATTGCTTTTTCGTTTAGTAGAGGACAGAGATGAGCAACAATAACATACAAACAGTCAATCTTGCAGATAATATTAATGCTGCTATTCTGAAAATTAATCAAAACTTCGCTGAGATAGATACGTCTAAGATGACAGAGGCCGAAGTCAATGCATTGATTCAGTCTGCGATAGATAGTCTAGACTTGAGTCTTGATGCCGCTGCAGTCCGTGCAATCATCGAAGGTTCCGACTTGGATATGTCCGGTAATAAGGTTTTGTTTGGCAACATGTACCAGTCAGTGTCAGACCTACCAAACGCATCCACCTATCACGGTATGTTTGCTCATGTTCATGAAACAGGTGGAGCATACTTTGCGCACAATAATTCATGGGTAGAACTTGCAAACAAGGGCGATGTTGGTTCGAGTGATTTTGATGGAGACTATAACAGTCTAACTAACAAACCATTTATACCATCCAACTTGGACGATATGGGTGATGTTAATACCACAGGTAAAACTATCGGTCAGGTATTAAAATGGAATGGGTCTATTTGGATATCGGATGATGAGTCTGGTGGCGGTTCAGGGCCAGGTGGTACATCTGTCTACACAGTCACAGTATACGCACGTTCTCCAAAAGAGACTACACCTACAAAACCAAACAATGGGTCATATACATTTTCGACCGGAACCTTTGCAGAACCTACGGGTCCAAACTGGTACAGAAGTATTCCTTCAACTCCAGCAAACGAAGATGTCTGGGCGTCTACTACAACCTTTATTACGCTTGACCCAGACACAACCGTAAACGCAGGCACATGGTCAGATCCATCACTTGTGGGGTCACAGTCAACTCCAGTAGATAATAGTGCAGGAGCTAAGTATGCACAGATATTTGCATATAAGAGAGTTGCAAGCGGTACGACACTTGGCGCAGCTGATGCTCCAGTGGGCGGTACATTTGATTTCTCTACAGGAATTTACTTATCACCAGATGAAGAACAGGTAACTGCATCGGTAGATGCTGGATGGGAAAGCACACCCCCACCTCGTACCGAAGAAACTCCTCAACTGTATGTTGTAACAGGTATTGCAAGTGATGTAGATCTTGCAGAAGGTGATACAGTTGATACTTCGATCACATGGGGAGATCCACGACCAACGTCTTCAGGTACAGATGGTCAAGATGGTAGGTCCACGTTCCTTGCAGTTGCATATCGTCGTGTAGCAGATACGGCAGACGCCAACAACGATTTAGTTGTACCAGATGAACCACGTGGTGGTGGTATCGATTTCGGTGCAGCCACCCCAGCAGGAGTTCATCTAGGATTCCCTATTACAGATTCTTCGGGTAACCAGTGGTATTCAACACCACCGTCAGGTACCGACACATTATGGCAGTCATATCATTTATTCACACAGTTTGGTGATACCGGCGAAGACTGGGCGACAGATGACAGAACATCTGAAGGTACGCCACTCGATTGGTCAGAACCTACGATCCAGTCGATCGTTCCAGTATCAACATACTTCAAGTCTTTGTATGCACGATCACATGAAAACTTAACACAGGCTAAATACATTCTACCGAATCCAGCAAACAATGCGGGAAATGGTGCGGTGT